CCAGATTTTTGTCTAAAATAAATCTGTACTTGGCCTTTGTCAGAATCATGTGTTGGTACGCCCACAGCTAACCAACTTCCGTCATGACTAAATTTTAAAGTGGTTGCAACTACATCGGTAATTCTATCAAACAATGACCAAGAATTGTCGCTTGAACCTTTTTGATATAATGCTACATATTCAGCTGTAGCTACTGCGGCTAAATTACCAGATCCGTCTATTGCTATACAGCGACCAAAATTAAACGAATTTGCAGGTTCTAAATTAACTAAATTATCTTTTCTATAAACAGGATTGTTCTTGTAAACAATATAGTTACCTGCTTGATTACTATCAATCCATGCTAATTCATTTGGTTTAAACTCATCCGGAAGATAAGAGTTTAAAGTAGTAATGTGAGGAGAACGTTGTTTAAAAACTTTATATGTTACAATAGTATCTGCATCGGCAAAAGATTGCCAACCTTGAACGTCTTTAACAAATTTAAATTGATTACCGTTAACTACTGTAACTTTATGGAATCCATTTAATTTTTCTGTTCCTTTAATACCAATTATGTCACCCACTGCCAATGGAGGCAATGCAAAGGATGTTACAGTTACTTGTTTAGAAGAATTTTCATAGGCTACTGTTTTAACTTTTAAATCATACAGACTAAATCTATACACTGACCAATCTCTAGACTCAAAAGCTGCCCAGATGTAATCACCGTTAGAAAAATCATTTACATTTAAAGTAATAACATTGGCTATTGATCTTACTGTAGCTTTAACATCTTCAACTCTTACATAACCGCTAGTTCTTAAAAATCTATTAGTAGTATAAGTTGGCCAAATGTTATTTGTGTAGCTCAGAGGTTTAACATAAACATCTGTAGGTTTATATCTGTAGACAAAATCTTTTTCGTTAATATCAATTGAATCAACTAGTTCAACCGGCTGTGGATTGATTTTAAATTTATTTTCATCTAAAATAAATTCTACCTCATCAAAGGTATCAACTGCTCCGTACTCCCCTACACGGAAAGCCCACTCTTCGTCAAACGTTAAACTTTCTTGACCGTCAGCACTTAACACATCAAACAGTTTGTTCAATACATTCTGCGTGCCTTTTTCAATAATCATACCCTGATAGAACTTGTATTGACTTACATCATTCTGAATAATGTTTTCGAGGTATTGACGTTTCTGATAACCAATTAAATGCTGTGCTACTTTTTGCTGACCTGCATCAAAATTGTCAGTATCAAGGTCGTAGAAATCTGTAAACTGTTCAGCACGATAATCCCAGTTAGGTAATAATTGAGATTTAGGAGTTTCTTCTAAAATCACCCAAGTATCGTCATTGAATTCACGTACACCCTGAATTCTTTCTTTGGCAGCATAATAAAACTGTTTATATTTTACAATATCACCGAGATTATAATCAGTCCATGGTTCCCACTCTTGAATTTTAGCTTCGTCGTAGATGAACCCTTTAATTTCAAACCCTCCGGTCCAACCAGCTGCTATATAACCTATAACTTTAATTCTTTCTTGATGATAACCTGCTTCAATATCGTAGATGGTATCATTAAACAAAGTCTTGTTATCAAGGACAACTACGTGTTCCTTCTGTATTAGGTGCAGAGTAATTCCGTAGATACCATAGTTGGTATTTTCTGGTTCGATTACAAATTGATTTTCATTTCTATAAACTTTTATAAATTCTTCATCTAACTTTTGTCCGTCAACTCGAAGAACACTATAGGTATAAAAATTATCTGTCAAATCAGCAACCACTGAATTTTGAGATTGGAAAATAAGTTTATTAGCACTAGGACTTATACTGAGCACTGAACCCTCTGCCCAGTTCTGTGTAGTCCAGAACGCAAATTCTTTTGCACTAGTTTCCCAGTTTGTTACTGTTCCCAGATTATTATTAAAATCATCAAAGACAAAACCTTGATCTTCTAGATAGGCACCGTAGCCCATGATGATGTCAACTACTTCTTGTACTGTTGCAATTCTTTTGCCATATGGTATCTTGTCAACATTGTTAGCATTAAAATTCTTTTTTAACTCTATTTCTCTACCGCCAATAATTGGTAGTTCTGCAAGTCTAGCATACAGGCGATCATCAAACTCTGTTGAAGCAGTGTGAGTAGTTTTTGCTCTGTAATATAAATTATTATATCTTACAATTTTGCCAGAAGTATAAATTTCTCCTGCTTTCCACTCAAGGAAACTTTCACTGATGCCACCAACTTTAATCACCCTGTCTACTAATTTAGACTTGTAAACAATGAAGTAAGGATTTTGAGTATTATAACCTTTTACTTCGTAGCCGTTACTAAATCTTGTAATCAATATACCGCTGTAAATTACTTTTCTTATAGCACTTGATGTATTAAGACTAACTGAATAATTTTCTTCAGGCACAAAAACTCCGCCAGCACTGGTTGGAGTTTTGCTGTCTAATAGAATTTTAAATTTTTCTTTGTTAGTGTAAGATCCTAATCTTGTTGACATTTTATTAGTCAACGATGCTAGATCATATTTGTATTGGGTTAATCTTGCTGTATTTTTACTAGTAAGATATTCAACAACATAGTTTACTAGCCCCGAAGTAAATCTTCTGTCTGTTTCTACTTCATCAGCAACAGAAGGAAAAATAAGATCTTGTAATCTAATACGAAGGCCAGTTTCAGAATACACTAATTGGCCAGTATTATTTTTTACAATCCTGCTTCGGTCTATGCATCGTCCAAGGATATCATTTGGTTTTAACAATAGTATTGTACTAATTAATGCAAATGGATAATAACTGCTTTTTCTCCAAGCAGCTTCAACAGGGCCTTGGTCGCCAAAGACATAAAAAGAATCTGTTGAATTTTGCATTAGTCCTGCTACATAGCCTGCGTTTAACGGATCAAGTAAAATTCCATTAGTGTCAGCTGGCGGACCTTGGTCTAAAATTAATCTAGCAAATTGTTTGTTAAGTCTAGGAGGTTTACCAGGCTCTCTAATTAGACCTTCTTTAAGGTCATCCCATAAAACTAGGTTATCGCTAGTATATGGAGCAGGTCCGTAGACATCTTGCCACCAAATTGGTTCAATAAAAAATCCTAATGATTCCCAAGGTGTAAGATGAGGCGTGTCTGTATCAAAGAACCATTTGTATATTCCTCTCCAATATGCAGGTGCAAGTCTACCATCAGGTGCTACATGATCTCTATAATTGTAAGTAAACGCATTTTCTCTGTCATAGAACAACGGACGAGAATAGTCTTCTTGAATATTAAGAGTCCATTGATAAAAATATTTTGATAGTACTGAATTAAATTCATCTACTGTATAATCATTTTCTCTACTGTAACTTGGAATATAATTGAATATATTAAACAATTCAGTATCATAAGATACTTTTACATTGTTAAAAATTCGTTTTTCTAATTCTAAAATTAAATCGTCTCTATAATCATCAAACGCAATAGTAATACTACCGTCATGTCCTTGTATAACTTTGACTGGTTCAATGTATGTGTCGTCAACATAGATTGAAGGTTCAAATAATGGATACAATCCTAGCTTACTAGGAGTAGGTGGTACAAAGCATCCATCAGTTGATTCGTATTCATATACTTCAATAATATCGTTTTCGCTTAACTCTGCTAGGAGTGTAACAAACTCAGTGTCTCCAAATACATAGTCTCGACCGTGTACTAATTGAACATCATTAAGGTATACTCCGACAGCACGATTAGACAATGTTTTTAAATTAAACAATTGACTTAAAGGATACGATGTAGTTCTAGCATCTAATACTGTGTATTCTGTACGATTTGCTGCGGTATACCCGAACATATCAGAAAGATAATAAGGACTAGATTTAGGTTTATTTGCAAACATATTTTGCAATATAAAATCTACGTGTCTTCTTGGCTCAGCATCAAAACCACTGTCAGATGCAGCAATAATAAATGCTCTTTTAAACTGTGCATAGTCAGTACGTGCAGTATCTAATGCCTTGAGTAGGTTAGCAGACTTATTACCAAGATGATATAAAGAAAGGTTCATTGGACCTGTATGCTGTACGAATCTTGTTCCGTATTCGCTTAATCGTCCAGCATCTCTTAAGATTGCTTTAGGGCCGTTATTAAAAAATACCAACGGATTGTTACCAATGATAGAGTCAACGTGATCAATTACTTCACCAAGAGTAAAGTCTTGAATGTTGTTGTTCAACGGATTATTTTCTAAATTAATTGGTAATTTATAATAGCCGTTTTGATTTTTATGTTTCTTTGTAAAGCATTCTATAGTAACCATTGAGTCAACAGCATCTGTGGTCAATCTTACTAGTTTGTAAACAACGTCATCAACAATAGAAAACTTTGACGGAATTAATCGTGTACCGTTAACATAAACTTTGACTAATAAATCTTCTAGTCCATCTTTAGTATCAAAAACATCTAATGGAAAATCGTTTACTATTGACACTGTAGATCTTACACCATTTTCGTCAACTACTGTTTTAGTTTCATTTTTATAAGTTCTTACAATAGGCTGCACGTTGGACAATACATTTTTAATCCAGCCGTTTTCATACTTAATACTGTCTAAATTATCAATTATTTTGAGAAAGCCATTGCTAATCGATTTAGAAATTAAACTAGATCCTAGTTTGTATTTGAATTCAGGATCGGATGCTAGGTTAAAATTGAATAAGATGTCGCCTATGTTATTGATATTTTGATAGGTTAAGGCAAACCCTAATACTGTGTCTACAGAACCAACACCTGTTTTATAAGAAAAAATCTTATTACCGGCAAAGGTAGATCCGCTGTATTTTGTAAGATCAGAAAAGCTTACACCGCTGTCGTCAAATATATCAAACAACGGAGCCTGATTTACTGCTGTTTTTTCCTGGGCAGCTTTCCAACTTGTTCCATCAAACCAAAATGTTTTAGATTGATTCTGTATTCCTAAATTAACTGTAACAGTTTCATATTCCACAGGAGAAGAATCTTGAGTTTCTTCTAGGTAAATTTGCTTACGCGGATACTTGAATAATTCAAATTTATGCGTACCTTCTCCCTTGGCCAATATATCTACTCTTACAGAAAGGTCAGGTTTAGTGTATAATTCGATAGTTACTGCATCAATGACATTTACATAATATACTTGTCTATGAGTAAGTCCTGGGACCGAGTCTAATGTAACGTTATTGTAAACTACTCTGCTTTTTACTGTGAGGCCGTGATTAGCACCAAACGTGATAGTGTTTAAAGCAGGATTAACTTGTGTGGCATCAAACAACAGTTCTGAAGTTTGAGGTGTTACATCAATAAAATTAACTTTATAAATTTTATTTTTTACTAACGAATCGGTGTCTGCGGTGAACAGGACACGCATACCTTGTATTAGATCTATGCCGTCTATGTTATAGCCAAGGCTTCCTTCGATAGTACTAAAAATGTCTTTGGTAAAAGTATCAATTACATCAACTGGAGTTTTAGCCGCATGACCGTAGTTGAATAATTTAATACCTGGTCTAAATTCAATAATAGGTCTAGTAGCTCTAAAATTTTGATCTAAATTTGGTTCTTCACCTATTACTTGGGCGCTGGCGATAATAACATCTTGATGGAACCAGCGATTATAACGAGACCATGGATTTTGATCAGGACTTGTTCTACTAATTGTTACATAGTCAGGTCTCACTGGATAAGTTCCAACTTCACTGAACGGCAGTTGATCAAACGGTGTATCATCAAACAATATACTTTTATCTGCTGAGAATGTTGATCTTATTTCAAGGGCACGCTCTGCTACTATTCGTATAGCAGTACCAACACCTTCGATATAATATGCGCCGTCGGCGTAATTGCTAGGAATAACTTCCCCACCAAATCTTACTTTCATTCCGTTACTAACACGCAGACCTTCTGCGGTACCGTTAGGAATAATGTATTCTTTTTTTCCTAAAAAATCTGCATTAAGATCAATAACTGTGTTTTCTTCAATATCTAATATTTGAAAGACTCCGCCGGTGTCTACTGAATTTTCACTAACATAGAATAATACGTTTGGTGCATCAAGTGGTACTTCAAACGTAATAATACCTTCTTGTACTGCAATACCAGTAACTCCTTTAACATATCTATCGTTAGATCCGCCCGATCTTGCTGACTTAATACTGAAAGGATGGCCAGGTGCATTAATTTCAAAATTATAAGTTTGACCTCTAAATAATTTTAGTGTTGGATTTCTTGTAAGGCCGTTAGGCGTAAAAAGATAAGCTACATTATCTGTTTCGTCAACACCTTCAACTGTATAGGTACTTTGTATTGCTTTATCGGCACCAAAAATTGTAATAGTGCTGGGACCAAATGGCAACCAATAGTACTGTTGATAATTAACAAACTTATCCCAACAGATATGCGGATCCCATGAATAAAACTCCTGACTGTTTAATCTATTATGGTTACTTACAATACCGTCATTTGTTTCAATATGATTAATATGATCAATGTAGTCTTTAAAGAATGTTGTATTACCTAGATAGTCTTGAATAATTGCAGCCGGTTCAAACTGATAATTTTGTCGTACTGTATCTACTGCTGTTACAAAGATGTCATCAGTTTTTACAGCTTTAGCTGTTTGACGGCCCATATAGCCGTTAATTTTTCTAACACTACCGGGTTGAATAAGTTGATCAAGCGTTGCCTGTAAAAATTTCTTATTACTATTTGTTCTATAATATCTAGGTAATAGATCTGAAGAATTACGTTTTTCAGAATTTGAAATTGGCAATTTTGGCTCGTTTTGATCATTGGTGAATGCCATTAGTTACTCCCTGAGCTGTTTACAGACTGTTTGCTTGCCAGTGTTGATTCAACGGCAATTTGACCTGCACTTTTAATTTTACTTGCAGTAATAGCTGTTATAATTTCTATATCATCTATTGTAGCGCCATTGATGAATAATTGATCTTTTTCGCTTCTTATTTCATATAAGCTACCAAAACTTAAATCACTTTGTTTTGGCACAACAATAAAGTTTACAATGTTTGGTGAAAGTCTATTCATTACATAAGTTGACAACTCGCTAAAATAGAAATTGTCTCCAAATTCCCAATTTTCTAAACTAAAGAATTCAGCTATGGCTGTAAGAACTCTAGATTTAATATCGTTATCACTGATAACAATTTCATCATTCTTAACAACCTTAAATGTAGCCTGTACATCTGAAGTAGCTTTGCTACCAAATAAAACTTTATACTTTACAGGATGATAGATAATTTCATCGCTGATAGATTTAATTTTGTTTAATTCAGGACTTAACAAATTAAACAATTCATCACTGCTAGGAGCTAAAGGCTCTACAGTTTTTGAACCGTTTATATATTGGCGATATTGAATGTCATACTCTTTGGTCAACACATAGATATCAATTAGATTTGTTAATCCAGGATCAATTCTTGCTTCGTAGTCAGCGTTATGAATGTATTGAAATTTTAATCCGCTTCTTCCTGCATAGACTTTATAATTTAAACTAGGTTCAAATACATCATCTGCATTTAATTGTGCAACAAAATTTTCTTCAACAAAATAAAAATAACTGCCTAACTTTTGTAGGTCTCCAGAACTTACAGATAGTTTATTCTGACGAATTAAAATTTTATCATCATCGTTTGATATAAATCTGTAGTCTTCTTGTCCCTGTGTTATTACGTACTTTTCTAATACAATAAATTGATTCTTTACAGGAGGAATAGTCACTGTTGGAACTATCTCTTCGAACAAATTAGGATTATCAACTATACCGTCATCGTCACTGTCGCTGAATGTGATTTGAATTTTTTTAGTGTCAATGTATCCGTCAAGTCCTTTAAACTCTTCGGTAACTTCCCAGTCTCTATCATAGGTAAAAGATGTAATATTGTTTGGCTGTGTGTTTATACTTAAAATTTTAATTTTGTCTTTGACCACTGTGTTAGTTCTTGAATCATAAATTTTATCACTAGAATCAAAATAGAATCTTACCTGCTGGTTGCTTTCAAAGATATATCTAACTAATCGAGAAGTAACTGTGTATTGCTCGCTGTCTGTGTTAAACAACAGCAACCAACTTGAATCAACATTTTGATTTGTTGCGTCGCCTGCTCGTCCTAGACTGAACACGTTAATTGTGTTTAGGTTACTGCTGATAATAATTTTCCAAGAACGTGATTCTGAATCATATCGTAGACCAAATGATTTATTTGCAAAAATTAAATCAACCATAGAAGCTACTGTGGCACTGTCTAGTGCAGTTTTCCATGCTGGAATAATTTCTTCTAACTGAGGAGCTGTCTGCAACTCAGTGGTTGATGTTGTTTTGTTGTAAGCTGAAGGAATAATATCGTTGAGTACAATAGGACCAGAACCGTCTACTAGTTCACCGGTGCCACCAGAAGTACCATCACCTGAAATTGCCACTACCTTTGTCCACAAAATTTGTGTTGCGTTAGTACTTGTTGGATTGCCCAACACTAATTTATTATTATTTGATTTATCAAAGTAATAGTTTGCCGGAGCTCTAAATTTTAACAACGATCCAACAGTGATGTACTTTAGTGTGTTAGTACCAGTGGCAAATGTTCCTACTTTCTGTATTGTAGTTGTGATGTCATCTTTAAAATAACCAGTAACTTGATTAGTATCAGAAGTTTTAATAATCCATTTAATACCTAATTCAGAAGTATTTGGTCTGTCAAATTTACTATAATAAAAATGTTTTAAGTTTGTTAATTTTAAATTATCAGTAACTTGATTATAAATTACAGCTTCAATGTCTGTTCTAGTTGCATAAGAAAATTTAAAACTGTCAATGTATTCTTGTTTGTAAACAATGCCGTCGTCAGCAAATAAATTTGTCTTTGAATATTTGCCTGTAGGATCAACTAGATCAAAATAGCGACTGATGCCACTGGCTGATCTATTAACTGCTTTAATTTTACCAATTTGTTGACTTACGCTTAATGGGCTAATGTTATAGTCCTCAGCAGTAATCATTCTGTTCTGCGTATAATAAGTTGCAGGAGCACGAGCTTTGATGTTGTCGTTGGTTTCAGCAGGACTTGAATTAGACACTGAACTTTGTAATCCTAAAGTTACTGTCATTGTCTCAAGCTGTCCGGTGTTGCTTACATAAGGAATATCAATTGTGATATTTTTTACATCTTTAGGATTGATAGTATAATTTAATCCGTTACTTGTTCTATAATATACTCTAAAAGTTCCTAGAGGTAAATTACCAAATACACCATCACTGAACACTAGACTAATTTTGTCGTTGGCTCTAGTGACTACACCGTAGATATTTCGTATGCTTTTGTTTAAACTATTATAGATAATATTGTTGCCTTCAAAGCTAGGAACTTGTGCCCAGTATTCGTTTTCAATACCGTTTTGATCTAACTTATAAAGCCAAACATCGTTATTGTTGATGTTAACTGCATCAACATCTACTGTTTCGTCGGTAGCAGGCTGTGTAACTGCAAAAGTACCTTGATTTAATGTGCCCTGTCTAAAATGTAGGAAAAATCCTGTGTTAGAGCTGCCATTGCCTTTGCCGTCATCTCTGTAGATAAAACTTAAACGATTAGCAATACTTGGAGGTTCTTCATAGATTTCAGACTCGCCACTAAACGCTGTACTTACTACTTCAAATGTCATGCTACGACCGTCTACTGTTTTAGTAAAACTATAAACAGGTACATCAGTATTAGCACCTTGGAATCTATATTGTTCGCTAGGTATACCGTAGATTGTGTCTTTTGCATCAGGATTGCCAAACTTTCGTGTTGCTGGCAAGGCTGCATTTATTATTTTGATAAACTGATCGTACCAGTTAGGGTTTGCAGGATCGTTCCAGCTAATTGTCTGCCCTGTTAAATTTCTGCCGTTGCTGTCGTAGACAATCTGTGTTGTACTTACTGAAGTAAACTTTAAAAACCCGCTAGCAGGCACATTTCTTTTGGCTTTATAACTTAATAATCTAGCTAGACGTAGCACTGACTCGCGGCGTTCTGCCAGCTCTAGGAAGTTTTCTCGAGCATTTAGATCCGTGCGGAAACTTATGCTTTGTCCTAAAAAGGCTATAAGATCAATTAGAGCAAGGTACTCAGAACTTTCAATGTAATCATTAAAATCTTCAGGATAGTTTTCACGGATGTAACTGATCATTACCCTGCGAAGGTTTTCAAAGTCGTAGCTTTGAAAATCTGCGTTTTGAAAACTTTGGTAAATTCTTTTCCAGTCTTCTGCTACTAAAAGTCTATTTTGGCGATCGGTTGCTGACATATCTGTTTCCCATTATACAGATATTTATTGAAATTTATTATGTGAGTATTTAATTACCCTAGTAGACCGTTGGCTTCATCGAATCGTAAACGAAGAGATTCTTGAATGTTATAAGGCAAGTAAACAAGATCGCATTCTATCTGTATGCCTGTTTCATACGCAGTGACAGTAACACTCTGCGCTACAATTCTTGGATCATAGTTAATGATTGTTTCAACGTTTTTAACAATAATTTCTTTAATATCTTCTGTGAGTGGCTCAAATATCAAGTCCCAGATCACAGTACCAAATTCAGGCTGTTCTAATCTTTCTCCCATTCTTATGTGAAAATGGTTGATTAAATCTTGTTTGATCAATGCAAGATCAAACAAGGCAAAACTCTTGCTGTCTCCGCTAATTGTGCTGAAACCTTTGTAGGTTTTTGAACCGGGCACATTAGGACGGCCGGCTGGACCGTTAACAACAATTTTATCGTAGAGTTTTTGATTAGCTGTCATAGTATAGTATTTACTCTTCTAAACCTTCTTGGCCAGGAGGTTGTATTTTAGCAAAAGTATCCGTTATTGTACTGTATTTTTTCCAGTAATCTGGCACTGGAATAGCTGCGCCGGCTTCTCTATCGGTGAGTTCTGGTTTAAAGTTCAGCGGATCTAAATTCTCATGATGCGGCCACGGTTCATGTGTGGGTATACGCAACATAATGCTTTCTGGTAATGTTCCGTCTGCTTCATCTGGGTTTTCAAAAGTAGACAACGGCTCAGGTGGCGTTGCAGGTGTTGCGGGTCCTGCATCCTCAGCAATGCCTGAGTTAAAATTAATATTTCCGCCGTCTATAGCTGTATTTGCCGCTTTAATTGTAAAGTCGCCAGAACTAGATACTACACTTGCTCCGCCTACATTAAGGTTAAGATCTGCGCCTGTTGTTACATTAACAGCACCGCCTGTTGTGACATCCAAAGTAGCTGCAAACGATTGTGCCACTGCTCCAGTTACAGTTTCGTCTTTTGTTCCATCAACTTGAATTGTAACTTTTCCATTTACAATACAAATTTTATCTGTACCTACTTCTGTTTGGTGTCGCTCTTTTACTTTTAAATTAAAATTACGACCAACTTCTATGTTAAAATCTCTATCAGCATAAAAGTTAAAATCTTGTTTAGTATGTACACTTATGCTGTCTTCAGCATAGATATCTATTTTTCCATCACTGCTTAATTCAATCCAACTTGTGCCTCGACTGTTGCTGATGTAGATTAAATCTTCACTGTTGTGTAACAGAATTTGATGTCCTGTTCTTGTACGAATACGGAATAGTTCATTGTGAGGAGCATCTGGTAAGCCATCTATTTCATCTTGCTCAACAGCAGCATAATCTGGCGGACCTTCGCTGGCTGTAGTTCGTCTTAAAAATTTGTCGTCGCCGTCGTCCATGACAAAACTAGTTCCGCCTAGTCGGCTTACAAAAGCCGCGGCAATTTTGTGCTCTGCTTTACCTACTTTGGCTTTTTTGGCGCCGGGGCGTTTATCTACAGGTCCTGGAGTACTGATACCAAACACTGAACTAGGAATTTCTCTACGAGCACTACTGGTAGTAATACCTCTAGTGTCATCTTCTAACAATCCCTGAGTGTCTAAAGCTGTCTTCAGTGGAGAAGAAGGTTTAAGAATGGCTGTAGGATCGGCTGTTGTAGCCTGTGCTATTTTATTATATTCAGCTGCGGGTAAACGTTTTGCATCACCGTGTCTTGAGTTAGTTTCTTCGTCTAAATTAAACTCAGTGGCGGCATGACCCGGTACTGCAAAATTCATAGCATTGTCTCGAACACATCCTATCCAGTAACCCTGTTTAGCATCGCCGTCAACAAATATCACCATTACCAGTGTTCCAACATCTGGAGGAACAAACCAGAATCCATAACTCTTTTGTGTGTTGTCGTAGTCGTCTGGATCTTCACCCACAAAGTCAACATTAGTTTGTCCAGCAAACGGACTCAGATATTTTACCTGGTGTAATTGGCCTGTTCTAGCTTCGTCATTGCCTACTTCGTGCAATAACTGCACTTCTAGAATGCCCATATATGTTGGGTCTAGATGACTGACAATCTTTGCTAGATAAGGACCCGGGCTAGTTTTTTGACCGCCGGGCAGGTCTCTTATTTCTTCTGGCATTAGATAGTGCCTCCCGGTAATACATCTCTATCTGTTGCCGGTGTTGATGTTCTGCTGCCGTCAGTACCAACTGCCAGTGTTGACCCATCATCATATGTTGTTAGAGTTGACCCGTCATCTGATATTACTGTTGGACCTACAAACGGATTTCCAGGAGTAAATGTCAACGATGGTTTTGTTGGTGCTGGAATTTCTTGCCCCATTAATCTAACCATTTTTAAGCTTTGTGTAAATCTGCCGCGTTGGAAAAAACTTTCTACTCTTAACACTCTATATATTCCACTAAATTTTGAAATTGAACTTGTAGTTGCAAGGTCGTACATTCCAGTTGATATATCAATATCTACCGGACTTCTAAAATTAACTATAACATGAACTTCTCCATTTTGATAGTTCATTGACCCGTCAGCTGTGATGTGGGGATTGTCTGTTGATACTGCGCTGTAGTTGCCCATGCCGCTGTCACCAATAAAATACGGATCCCCTAATATAGTTAAGTTAAGTCCAATCATGTCAACTCCAGAAGTGATTACATCGTGTAGTTGTCTAGAAGCTATGCTGGCGTTGTCGTCTATACCGCCACCGCCTTTATATGCGGTTTGTGTAAGAACTCCATCTTTTACCTGTGCTTGAGGAATAGAATTAGGACCGGGGGCTTTGCCTGGGGCACTAGCGTTGCTTGGATCATCTGCTGATTCTGCGGCACCGCCTGTATTCTTTTTAGTTTCTAATCCGGCATTATTTCGTCCACTGTCTGCACTCAACGACTTGTAAAATCCTGCTTTAAAATCAATATCCCAGTCTATAATGTCTGTATTTTTTCCAGTATAGATATAGTTGTACTCTTTTAAAACTTTAAGTTTGGCTTCTTTAGTTCCTGGAAGACCTTGGTTAACTGGCATGAATGCGCTGGCGTTAACAGAGTATGGCACTACTCTGTACATGATTAATTTTGGTTTGACACCAGTTTTAGCAATGTTAGCATCTGTGGGAATATTATAAAGATGTGTTTCTATTCTCCACCACTGTATGTTGCCTTCTTTGCTGAGCTGTTGTAGAGCAGTTCTTCCATACTCACTCATAATAATAACTTGATTAATAGCATTGATTACATCTGTACCTTGTGCAAATTTAAACACACCGTCTGACGGTTTTATTTGAACATTGCCTCGTTTATAAATTCCTGTCTGCTCATCATAGGTAAGATTGTCTTTGGCAAATGGAGTATCTCCTCTATTGTAAAGATTAAATCCCATGGTACTTTTGCCAACATCATTGACTGTGCCATCTACTTGAATCTGTGTTTTGTTCAGCTGACCTTTACTGGTAGTGAGTCCAAGTTTAGCAAAAAAATCTCCTACTACAGGTGCTTGATTAGGATTTACAGTAGCTTGATCTAGTGTTGGTGGTGGGGCATAATCTCCAGTTTTAAGATCATTTGGAAAACTAATTAAAATTTGATCTGGTACATTGACATCTTTACGTTTTACAGCTTCTGCTAGTCTATCATTTAGAATTCTTTGTAGACTATTTTCGCCTGTCTGTAACATTTCTATTACACTTTGGCCTTGTATAGAAATATCAGTTTTAAGCTGTGAGTATATTGTAGAATATGCTTTTTCATTCCACGGATACGCTTTTATATCATACTCGCTGCCTTTGCCTGTTACTTTCATCTGCACAGTCATTAACTTTAACGGAATATATTTTGTAGTCTTGTCAATCTGTGCATTTTGTGTGTTTGCATCCAGGTGGCCTTTAAATTCAATTGTCAGCAATAAAGGAACATCTAGATAATTTTTGTGACCTGCTGTTAACGCAGCCGTCTGTAGAGATTCAAAAAATAATCCCATACTGTAAGGCTCAACAACTTTAAAACTTATGCCAGTTGAGTTAGTATTACCTGTAGTTTTTTCAAACCCAATAATTCCTCGAACTTCTAAATTTTCAATGAAAAAATCATACCCGCCTTGTTTATTATAAGGGGGCTTGTATGACAACGGTATTCTGTCCATTGGAGAACCGTTACCGCTTTTTAACATCAGCGGACCTATTACACCTTTTCTGTAAGTTTCATTTGGAAAATTAATAGATACATCATCTAATACACTCAATGTAAACAGATAATTTACAGATGAGTAGTAGCTTAAAACATTTGGTAGTCTTTCTCCTGGAGGAATACCTAGACTTTCTATGGTTAATTTTTTTGTAGCATTTTCAAATAGGTTACCAAAATTGTCAACGTTCTTTTTGGCATTTTGTATTGCGGTTTCTGCTGTGGACAATCCAGGTATTGCTCCTGTGATGTTTGAAAAAGTTTTTTCAATTCCCTGTCCAATTGAACCTATTGCATTTTTTAATGTGTCGCCGGCAGAACTTAACCCCTGAGCCAGACTTGAAGACGACAGAGTTTTATTAACTTTAGTGCTTAAATTTGTGGCGGCGGCGCCTACATCAAAACCAAATCCCATTTTATAATCCTAATACTTTAAATAGTCCTGCTTTTTTAGGAATGTAAATTTCAGTTCCTGGGACAAAATCGTAAATTGGGTCTTGTAGCCTATCTAAATTTCTTTGAGTAAAGACCCACCATAACTTATGTGTGCCGTAGAGGTCATAGGCCAACAAATCTGGTCTATGAGTATATTGAGGTTCAATCTTATAAACAAAATCATCTGCTTCAGCAGCAACTGGACGAATTGCTAAAATATCCAGATAGTTTTGTATAGTTTGTGTATTGTACCAAGGACTGGTACCAGCATATCTAGCAGCCATTAAATGTATCCTCCAGAAATATATTCACCGCTGACAAATTTCTGTAGACTGAACTGTCTCATTGCTTCTCTACTGTAGATTGGTTGTAGAGTAACAGTCATTGAACTTTTTACCGGTACCCATGAGTTACCAGCAGATCCAAATGGGCCGCCGTTAGGTAATGGTTGGCCTGTTAATAGGGCGCCGACACCGGCAATGGCCCCACCAATAGCTCCTGCTTGACCTAGTTGATTAGCTAATCTATTATTTCCTAGCGCACCAGCAAGGCCTGCTAGCTGGCCAACAGTGCCAGAAATACCGGCAATTGAAGATAAGACTCCGCCTCCTGCGGAAGTGCCTACTGCTGCTACAGCAGCAGAAGTATTGATATAATTTACGTCAGCGGGCAATTCGATTGTAAAACTTTTTACAACAACGGGTACATTTTTAAAAACATAATCACCGTAGCCGTTTAATTTTAAAATTGGTGGAGGGTTACCTTGTAGTGCGCCGTCGCCTGTGAACATTTTTGTACAGCTACGCAACATATGAACTGCGGCCAGCCAATACGCACCCTGTGCAGAATCTTCAACGTTAAAAGGTGCAGTTATTTGAATAGTATCTGCTCTACTGCCTGTATAATGTATAAAGTTATAGTTTTGATGAGTTAATGCCACATCTTCATAGTTGGCAGAACTAGTTATGCTGATACTAGGAGTATAAGGAAAAATTAATCCGTTAGCTTGAACTAATGGTTGTAGGATTCCACTGCTCTTAAAAGCTGCCGGAACACTTAAACGCACACGCCAGTCGCCAGCAGCGTCATCACCGCCAAAACTTACACCTGCAGGGCCAGTGGCTTGTGTTCCGTTGGCGCCCGGTTTGGCTCCTAAACTTCGTAATGCGGAGATTAATCCAGCTGGATTAGATAAATTATTAAGGGCACCGGCTAGCGCAGAAGCCGTTTTAAGCCCGCCTTGAAGTGCCCCTAATGCACTATTGGCAGTACCAAGTGCCGAAGAAGCCGCTTTTGTTACTGTATCTATACCTGGAATCATTATTTTTCCCCTTTGGTGTATTATTTAGTTGACAAAATTAAGTGCATAGTTTATAATGTTAGGAAACTAGGAATAATATGAAAGTTAACTATCTTAATAACAAAGATCTATTAGACGAAATACATAAAAGCAAAAATACATTCTGTTCGTTTTCTAAACCAGAATATCATCAATACGATATTATTTTACCTAGTTTAGAAAAGATCAACATACGTACTGTTGCAGAAGCCAAACGTAATCGTGCTAAACGTCTTTCTCAAATTGAATTTGAATCCCGCAAAGCAGCCGGAGAAAAAATCAAGCAGGCAGACTGCGAAATAGATTATAAAAAAATCCCCAAACTAGATTTAGTGTTTAGAATTATGACGTTTGATCATATTCCTCTAAACAACACTCGTAAAAAGAATCCTAAAACACTAGCAGACCATAGAGACAAAGTAAACTTTCCACCATTCCAGCATTGGAAATTTAATGATGCTGATATATTAGAGTGTGTGGGCAAGAGTCACTGGAAGGGCCCGTTGGATACTGGTAAGTTTGATAAAGATCACGGGCAGGTCACTAATACACTGGCTCGCATGTACATCAAACTCTGTGAACGATATGCTACCCGTGGCAACGTTCGTGGCTACACCTACAATGATGAAATGAAAGGGCAGGCTATTTTACAGCTTACACAGATTGGTCTACAGTTTGATGAATCAAAATCAAACAACCCATTTGCTTATTTTACTGCCGCTGTTACCAATTCATTTGTTAGAGTAATTAACATTGAAAAACGAAATCAAAATATTCGAGACGATCTGCTAGAAATTAACGGCATGAATCCAAGTTACACTAGAACAGGTGAAGGAGACTATGCCAATGCGGTTCGTCGAAATGAAACAGCTGAGGATTGACAGATATAAAAATTTACACTATACTGTCAGACAGGAGAAATAAATTTGAGTAACCTTTTTAAAAAAGCAGCACTATTCACAGACATACACTTTGGATTAAAATCAAATAGTTCTGTACATAATCAAGATTGTGAAGACTTTGTCGATTGGTACATTGCTGAAGCTAAAAAAGCTGGCTGTGATACTGGTATTTTTCTAGGCGACTGGCATCATAATCGTAATTCATTGAACATTACCACTATGGATTACAGCCTTCGCGCACTGGAAAAGCTGGGCAAAGCATTTGATCAATTCTTTTTCTTTCCAGGAAATCACGATCTTTACTACAAAGACAAACGTGACATTCATTCTGTTGAGTTTGGCAAGTATGTTCCGGGCGTTGAGATTATTCACAAGCCCACAACTTCTGGCGATGTAACCATGTGTCCGTGGTTAGTAGGCGATGAGTGGAAGAAGATGGAAAAACTTAAGAGTCGTTACATCTTTGGTCATTTTGAATTGCCATTGTTCTACATGAACGCCATGGTACAGATGCCCGATCACGGTGAGCTACAGGCCACACACTTTAAAAATCCTGAATATGTGTTCAGTGGACACTTCCACAAACGACAGCACAAACAGAATATTGTCTATATTGGCAATGCATTTCCACACAACTATGCAGATACTTGGGATGATGATCGAGGTATGACCATCATGGAATGGGGTAAAGCACCTGTGTATATGCCATGGACTGAACAACCTACATTTAGAACGCTGAAACTCAGTGAGCTTATTGACAAGGCTGATGAAATTATCAAACCTAAACAACATCTTCGAGTGAGTCTAGACATTGACATTAGCTTTGAAGAAGCTAGTTTTATTAAAGAGAAGTTTGTTGAAGATTACAACATACGAGAACTTACTCTTATTCCAGAAAAGAAAGAATTAGAAATTAACACTGACATTGACATTAAGAGTTTTGAAAGTGTAGACGAGATTGTCAGTAATCAACTAGTGAACATTCAAAATGGTACTTTTGACAGCAAGGTTTTGCTGAACATTTATAATAGCCTATGATAAAAATAAAAGAATTAACAGTTAAAAATTTTATGAGTGTGGGCAATCAGACTCAAGCTGTGGATTTTAGCAAAGAAAATATTACATTGGTACTAGGTGAGAACCTAGATATGGGCGGAGATGACAGCGGTAGCCGCAACGGCACAGGTAAAACTACCATTGTTAATGCTCTGAGTTTTGCCTTATATGGCACAGCACTGACTAATATTAAAAAAGATAACTTGATTAACAAGATCAATGGTAAGAACATGTTAGTTACTCTTACCTTTGAAAAGAACGGCAACAGTTATCGCATTGAGCGTGGCAGAAAACCTAACATTATGAAGTTTTTTGTCAACGATTCAGAAATGGCAGCTGGTGAAACAGATGACTCACAGGGCGACATGCGTGAAACACAGAGAGATCTTGACGAGCTCTTCGGGTTAAGTCACGACATGTTCAAGCACATTGTTGCACTAAACACCTATACTGAACCTTTCTTAAGCCTTAAAGCCAATGAACAACGAGAAATCATTGAGCAGTTATTGGGCATTACTCTATTAAGTGAAAAAGCTGAACTGTTAAAAGAACAGGTACGTATTACCAAAGAAGAAATTCTACAGGAAAATGCCAACATTGAAGCAACTAAAAAGAGCAACGATAAGATACAGCAGAGTATTGATGGCTTGTTTACTAGACAAAAGGTTTGGATCAAGCAACAGCAAGAAGACTGTGAAAAAATTGCTGCCAGCATTATAGAACTACAGGCTGTTGACATTGAAAAAGAAGTTCAACAGCACAGCCGACTCAAAGTCTATGAAGAACAGGCTGCAAAAATCAAAAGCCTAAACAAAGAAAAGGCCACACTGGAAACTGCTGTGATACAGGCAGACAAGCAGGTTAAAAAATATCAGAAAGAACTAGAACAGTTAAAAGATAAAGCCTGTCCTGCCTGTGAACAAGAGTTACACACCCACAAGCATGAAGAAATGACTGCCACTGCTGAAAAAAATCTAGCTGACAGTATGACATATCTTCAGGGTGTGGGTGATAGCTATGCCACAGTAGTTCAAGAACTAGAACAGATTGGCGACATCAACGGTCGGCCAACTACCTATTACGATACTATTGAAGAAGCACTTAAACATCAGAATAATCTTGCCAGTTTGGAAACAGCCTTGGCTGCAAGACAAAAAGAGACTGATCCGTATCAAGAACAGATTGACGATCTTAAAAATACTGCTATTCAAGAAATCAGTTGGGATAAGATCAACGAATTTACCACACTTAAAGATCATCAAGAGTTTTTATTAAAGTTACTGACAAACAAAGATAGTTTTATCCGTAAAAAGATCATTGATCAAAACTTGGCGTATCTTAACAATCGATTAACTTTCTATCTAGATAAGATGGGCTTGCCGCATACTGTGGTATTCCAGAATGATCTTAATGTAGAAATCACACAGCTGGGTCAAGATCTAGATTTTGATAACCTGAGCAGAGGTGAACGTAATCGATTGATACTTGGTTTGTCGTGGGCATTCCGTGATGTGTGGGAAAGTCTATATCAAAACATTAATCTATTGTTTGTTGACGAGCTCATAGACAACGGATTAGATGCCAGCGGTGTTGAAAACGCACTAGCTGTGCTTAAGAAGATGGGCAGAGAAAGACAAAAGAACATTTTCCTTATCAGTCATAAGGATGAATTAATAGGCCGTGTTAATAATGTACTAAAAGTTATTAAAGAAAACGGCTTTACCAGTTATGCCAACGACCTAGAAATAATTGAATGAGTGATGATATTCATAACAGATTATTAAAAACTGTTCATGCGTACTTTAAAAAGAACCAAGAATGGGAAAATAGACAGACACATGTGTCAGGCATAGAGGCACGACGATTATTAAGTGAAATAAGAAGGCTAGCATCAGTAAGGCGCGACGAAATACAGGCAGTAAGAGCAGATAAACCTAAAACAAAATCTCCAAAATACAGGCAGTCAATTTTAAAAGATCAAGGTAATAAAGATGCTACATAACTGATGACGTGGTGTTATCAAAATCAAGTAGTAGAAGAAATCCCCGAAGGCTATATCGGATTTGTTTATCTTATTACCAATCTTAAAACCGGACAAAAGTACATAGGCAAGAAACTAGCACAGTTTAAAAAAACTAAACCACCACTCAAAGGCAAAAAACTTAAAAGAAGAAGTATAGTAGAAAGCGATTGGCGCGAGTATTATGGCTCTTCAGATAGGTTAAACGCAGACATCCAAACATTAGGTCCGGAAAATTTCACAAGAGAAATACTTTATCTTTGCAAAAGCAAGGCAGAAATGTCATATCTAGAGGCAAGAGAGCAATTTGAACGTAGAGTTTTAGAATCTGACGACTACTATAACGGCATTATTAACGTAAGAGTAGGCGGTTCAAACATACTCAGGCAACGATTACTAGAACAATCACAGGCAAAATCAAACGGTTAACGCTCAGCGCAGGCTAATTTCGTGCGCCCAAATCCCTGGTGATGTCTCGGGGTAAGGAAATCTCTCGCCGTTGTGAGTACTCAGTAACTATCCTTTACAGGACGATGATCAGATATGCCTACATACAACTGATTTTACTGTTTGAGAATAATTTAACAGGCTAAAAGAGGGAGAAAAACCCGCGGCTATACTTGTGTTAGCGTACATTTATAGACCCGCCGTTGTGATAAAGACTCAGCTCGTGGTACCGGACAACCGCCACTGTAATGCTGTAACGCTAGTGTGACATGTTCAACTCAGATAATGTTTCATTTTTTGCCCGCAAGGGCAAAGTGTGACTGAACAATCTAGATAATATTTAAACTGCTTCGCAGAAATAATATCGTTGAGTGTTAACGAAAACGATAGTGAGCTTCAGCTCACTAATAATAAATAAAGAAAGAAATCAGGAAATTCCTATGAAAGTTTATGACATAATCTCAGAAGCAGTACCTTTAAATATTCCTACTCCTATACAATTTCCAGATGGTCGTTGGGGATTTAACATTGGCGGTAATCTGACAGGAGCATTTAGAAGCAAAAATGCAGCTATAGAATGGGCTAAAAATAATCCAGATAAGCTTCGTCCAGTTCCGGTAAATCCAGTGGATAGTACAAAACCTAATCCTATGGATCAAATGAGAAGAGAACTTGAAAAGGGAGATGGGAAGTCTAGCACTGGCGGCCAAACAAGAAATACTCCTACTGGACAAACACACACAGCTAGTCCAGATAATCCTAATCAACCAAAAAAAGCATCTGGGGGGAGTCTTCCCCCAGATGATGGGGTGCCTGGCGACAAAGGCGGAGAAAAAGCTGGTACCACAGACGGTAAACAACGTCGACAACCTACAAGACGACTTCGCGGAAGATATCTCTTCAGAAGAGGTCAAGGTATGGTCAACATTGACCGTAATGGAAAAGAACGAAAGGTTAGACCAATAGACGCAGTTGACGAAGTTGTTGAAGGCGGCAAAGCAAAAGTAAAAACAGCAACTGAAAACACAGTTTCCAAAGGTCTAAAAAAAGCTACAGTAAGACTAGCGTGGGTATTAGGTCTAGGACTAGCTGTTACTGAGTGGATAGACGATATGCATGCTGTACAAACTATGTTTGATGCTGGCCAACTTGGAGATGATCAAGAAAACGCTAGAGATACTGCACAAGATCTTCGAGCATATTATTCTACAATAGCATTTAATAAAGGACTAACAATGCTAGCAGCAATGGGCGGATTAGCTGCATTAGCTGCTCAACTACGTGCCTTTATACCTTTGTTTGCAGGAATTCCTGGATTTGGTTGGATGGCCGGCGGCGCAATGTTTATAGCCACTATGGCCATCCCTTATATGTTGAGTCAAGAAGAAATACAAGCATGGTTACTTAAAAATGTCATGCAAGATCTATACGAAGATTATCCAGTAGGAGAACTTATTGGAAAATTAGGTGGTGCTACAACAGCTTTCTTCAGTGGCGCAACTGGCGGCGGACGAGATCCGGTTACTCGTTTCTTACCGGCGCCGATGGCTTTAAAAGAAATAAACAGTAAAATAAAAACTTCTGTAAAACTAGCTATTACTGACGGAAAAATAACTGATCCTTTAGAATTACAAAGACTATCTACACAATTATATTCTCAAGGTCAAACTAGATCAAACTTTGGACGAACTGATGGTGCAGGAAAACCAGGACCTACTAAAGCAGCAGGCACCGGAGACGATCCTGAGAATCCACTTAACAAGGGACCATCTGGCAGCAATTCTGGCTCAGTGAGTGCAGACGATTTGATAAAGCAATTATATTCAAAGTAAAGGCAGTCTAGAATTTTTAGTTGCTTCTATATTGTCTTTGATAATTTGATTCATAATTAGACGATCTTCGTAGGTGTATTTGTGGAATAAGTCGTCACTGGATACACCTCCTCGCATATACCAACTTATTCTAAATAGTTCGTCTTTGATATTTTTTGCTTGGCCTTCTAGATCTTTAAGATAGTTTTCGATATCAGAGTTCGGCATTCTCTGGATCTTTAACCGAAAAAACTTGATTGATCCAGAGTAATTTCTACACGGTCTTCAGTGCCACAGTTGCCACACTTTACATTTTGTTTTGGTATAGACCACGTTTCTTTGTTTTTTTCCAGCTGTGTTTTTATTTCTGCATAGACAGACTTTTCAGAATTCTGCAGCCACTCTCTGATCATGTCTTTGTCTTCAACAAGTCCTTCAGGCGTAAGCACACTTTCAATGCTTAACATAAACAAATTAACCTGTATTTCTGCTAGACTTTGATAGATTTTATCAAGGTGTTCTTGTTGCTGTGCCTGCGGAATGTCACTGGTTTGATACAGCATTCTCTGTAGTTTAAAATTTTCAACGCTGAACTGAGTCATTTCGTCATAGTCCAACGGTCTTAAGCGCACTGTAATTTCACCAATTGGTACTGTGTTTTCAAAAGTAAGATCGCT